ATCTTAGAGAAGGAACATTGTCGGGAGCGATGATCGGGTATACGTTCTGGCCCTCGCGGCGCGCGGGCATGCTCCGAGGAAGACCCTGCGGCACATCCCAGCCTCGCGACAACGCAGGGTCTAGCTGGAACGTGGACACAAAGGCGCTTTCGCCTTGCGGCTGGCGAACCGCCGGCCGGATCGGCAACGGGGTAGTCGTCGTGCCGACAATTTCCAGTACAGCCGGGTCCTCGAGGAACGGCGTTACCTTGGTTGCCGAATCCGCATAGAGCCGGAGTGGTGCTTGTCGCGGGCTTACCGCCGGGCTCACGAAGTAGGGAATCATGGGCGGTATCTGCGCAGGCGCCGTGACTGAAAGCTCGGCAGGCGCGGGCGGCTGCATCGGGCCGCGCCGCGAAACGGGCACCTGCGTTTGTCCTTGCCAGACCTCAAAGAGCGCCTGGTCGAGATCGGTGGGATTCAGCATGGGCCCTGCCTGCATGAATCCAGGGAGACTCGGCGTGCGTCGCGGCGGTACAGCCGAGGGACTGTCCCACCGGAATGGTGCAAGATCGACGGCAAAATCCAGGGTAGGTGTCGTGTCCTGCTGCATGAACGGCCTGTGCGCCTGTCGCGGCAATGGACTTGCAGCGGGCACATGCCAGCCTTGAACAGTACTGACTGTTTCCTCATAGGGAACCAGGCGCGTCACCGTCTCGCCTATGTTGTCCGGCCGGGCCGGGCGCGTCGGCACTTGCGGCACGACGAAGTAAGGAATCATGGGGGGAACCTGAGCCGGCGCCGTAACGCTCAATTCGTGTTGATAGGCGGGTTGCGGTTGCAGCCTTGACGGCCTGGTTGGTTGCGTCTGCTGGAGATTCCAGACTTGCAGCACATCTTCCAGAACCTCGACCAGCACGGTCGCCGTGCGCTCCATCCCACCGGCAATGACCGGCCTGAACCATGCACCTCGGCTTGGCGGCATTGGTTGCACGTCGTAAGCGTGGTTGATCTCCAGGACCACCGGCTGGATATTGGGGATCAGCACCATGTCGGAGTAAAGCACGGGGCGCTGTTGCCGTGTGCGAACGGCCTGATCGTACTTCGGCGGAAGATTCTGCACTGCGTCGTTGGGATACGGCAGCGTCACATGAATTTCCGGCCCGCTACGGACGTTGGACTGTCGAGGCGCACGCTCATAGTTGCCGTGCCAAAAAGATTCGGCCTGCACTGGAGAAGACCAATCCGGGTAGATCGGCCAGACAGTAGTGGCGTCGGGTCGAGCTGGGGCAAAGGCCCGGCTGATCGGCTTCTCCGGCGGAAGTTGCGTCCACCCTGGGGTAAGGGGGAGTGCCGGCAAGATCGCTTGAGGCGTCGGATCGGCATAAAACGGGTCTGGGTGAGTCGGCCTGGCCATCATGTGGAAGGACGCATACGGGTATTCGATGGGCTGGTGGTCCCATTCGACAGGATTGGCCAGCGCCTTGAAGGGATCGCTCAGAAACCATGCCTGTGTTGGATCGAAATACGTCTGCGCTCGTGCATTGACGGACGCATCGCGCATTTGCCGCCAACTGTTCGCCGGCACTTCTGGTTGCGGCAAGAACATTGTCGTCAAGTTGACGACGGCGACCTGGTAGAAATTGGATATCGAGCCGCCATAATTGTTGGGGCCATTCACCAAAGTGAGAGAAGTCGAAGTTCCAGAGCCGCTTGAGGTGAGAACGAGATAAGCTGTGTCGATTGCGCAACTGGTTGAATTGTTGACCTTGCTCTGCAAAAGCGTGTAACTATTTGTGGGAGTATTCCCACCATCGCCATTATTTGAGAACGCCGCCATCGCAATCGACGGAGCCTGCGTTGGCACGATGGTGGCAGAGATTTCCGAGTTGGACACGGTGCCAGCGGACGTGTTGCTCTGATCAACCGCGTTCGCGTTGGAGATTTCCGCAAAGACCCCCTCTACCTGTACCGATGAAGAGAAACTGAAGAGCGCGCTGGTTATGCTCGAAGCGTTGGCGATGTAATAGACCGATATGCCGTAACCGTTGGCGCCCGACGAATTAGAATTGAGCAACGACCAGCCACTGGGGGGCGTAATCGTAGGCGGATTGCCCGTGAAAGAGAGTGCTACGTAAAGGAGATTGCCCGCGCTTGTGGCACTGACGTTGAACGTCAGGCTACTGACGGCGGAGATCGTCGTGCCGGCTTTCACAGATTGTACAATAGCTGGATTCGGCACGAATCACCCCAACAGAATTCCGCCCGCGCTGACTTCCTTGGGCATCGCCGCCCAGATCGGCATCGAAAGCCTATCGCGGCCCGCTTCCATGTTTTCGATCTGACGTTCCATCGGCACGCACGCATCGCATGCGCGCTGTCCACAAGTGAACCCGCTGCAACGCATGCACCAGCCACGCCGCCGGCCGCTCCCCTTGACCCATAGCCAGTGCCCGCCGCAGTGGCAGCACATGACCATTTCGCGTTCGACAACCCGGTCGCTGTCAAAGGGCGTGGAGATCAGGACGGAGCCCGTCGCTCCACGCGGCTTGCACATGGGTACGCCAATCAGGCTGTCTCGGTAGTCTTGGATGGTGCCGATCATACGAGGTTGTATTCACCAAGGGTTTCTTCCGCGGGCCAAGCCATGATCCCGCCCAGGCCAACAAAATCGTCCACGGCTGCCCGCTTGTTTTTGCCTTGACCGTGAATGCCGCCATGCACCAGGTGCCAGATGCCCGTTTGCTTATCCTCTAACAGCCCGACCGGGTTCACGATCAACTCGCGCTGCCAGCGCTCGAAGACAACTGGTCGCCACTTCAGCAAGCAATCGTGGCAGCACAGGCGCACGCCCGGCTTCTCTCCCGTGCCAGCCACGTCCTCTTCGGTGAGACGGATCGCGTGCAGCACGCCGTTTTCGCCAGGGTCTTGATCCTCGCGGGCGTAGTTATTGCAGAGAGCGCAGTACATGCGACTGAGCGCGGTGTGGATGGACCGCTCGGGCATGCGCAGCGGCTGCCAGCGCTCCGGCGCGATGATCTTCAGGCAGTCATTGCAGACTTGATACCCGCCTGCCGGCGGAGAAATGAATCCCACCCACTGGACGTTCTCCTGACCTTGCGGGATTTGCACGTCCACGCCGGGATCGTGCGCCCGAAACGCAAGTTTGCAAGATGGACAAATACGCGCCATGGTTCCTCAAGTGGGGCTAGGGGCTGGGGACTCGGGGCGAGGGACACGAGGGCGGCTCTGCCGCCTGTTATCGCGGCATTGACGGGCGAAGCCCTTCATTTCTCTCGCCCCTCGCCCCTATTCCCTTTTCCCTACTCTCCAAAGTGCAGCGTCATGTTGATGTTGCCGGTAAACGAGGCGTTCGTGGCCCACATGCCGATGCCGTTATTGGCTGTTGCGGGCGTAATCATCGGGCCGTTCGGATCGGCGATCCAGCGATGCGTCGCGCGCTGGTTCAAGGCCACGTAGAACAGGATCGTGTTCGAAGTGTAGGTGGGGTCCGTGGAATTGTTCTGCACCGACGTGCTGGTCGGGTTGGTCGGGTCGCCTGGGTCGAGCGCGGTGGGGCTCGTCGTGCTGCCGCCCGTGCCGGCCGCCGAATAGCGCTGCGCTTCCCAGAGGATCGCGTTATCCGCGGGCGTGGCCGAGCTGCCAATGATGATGTCATACCAGAACGGGCGCACCGCCGTGGTCGCCGTGACGCCGATAATGGTTTGCGGGGCCGAGGCCGCGCAAGCCCGCTGCCCCCAGATGCTGTAACGTCGTCCTAAAGCCATGAGTCACCTTCCTTGGTATGGTCCGCTTATTGCGGAGCGAGTAGGTAATTGACGTAGCCACTGACTTGGGTGTTAGCCCCGAGATTCAGCACCAAGCTGTTTCCCGCCGTTGTTTCGAAGTGCCCTACCGTCAACCCTCCCGCCTGGGGCGGAACCCAGCCGGGATAAAGGCCCGATGTGCTCACGCTCATGGGTCCGGTCAAGGCGGTCGAGCCGTCCTTCCAGGTGCACGCCACCATCGCCGACGGCTGCAGCACGAAGTTCAGGACGCGGATGATCTTGCCGGCCACACCCGTCACGATGACATTGTCGCCGGAGGTTGCCACGTTCACGACCGCTGATGTCAACGATTGATTAGCCACCAATGCCTCGCGTTACGAGCTGAAAAGGACCGCCTTCATCCTGGATACGCTGCCGCAGCGTATCCATCGAATCGATGATGAATTTCTGATAACCGACCCAGTCGTAGTTCTTGCCGTCCACACTGTAGGTCGGCTTGGGCGTGACCACGCCGGCATTCGTCGCCGCCAGCACGACCGCCTCGATGTTGGCCTGACTTGGGTTGGCGATGACCTGGGTGAGCGCCACCAGGATCAGGCTGTAGTTCGTGTACGCGGTTGTGAGGTTGTCAACTATCGCCATGTTGTAGCTCTCAACGATCAGTTTCCTGGGTCTTGCCTGCCCCTCCACTGAGTACAGGGAAGAGGGTGTATGGGTCTTATGGGACCTATGGGTCCTATAGCCTCTCCCCTGGTACCGGGGAGAAGTGAGCCAAAACTGACCATTAGTTCGTATTGTTCACCACGTGCCACGGGCTCCAAACGCTGGGGATGCCGCGCTCGTTGGCGCCGTAGGTGGCCACGATGCCCTTGTCGAGGAGTTCGTACTGGCCGCCGCTGAACTGCCACGTTGTCAACGGCCAATTCTGCATGTATTTGAACGGCCTGCCTCTTTCGAAGTGCCACCAGTAGAGGTTGGCGTTGGATTGCGACAAGTTCAGGCCGGTGGCATCGGTACAGCGCTGCTCGATGAGCGGCGACCAGTAAACCTCGATTTCGTTGCCGTAGGGAGCGCCCGGGGTATCGCGGACCTGCAACGTCGGCGCTGTCGCCTGCGTGGTGCCGCCGGACGTGCGTACCTCGGTGCGGGCTGCGCCAAGGATCAACTTAGCCGTGTTCAGCTTCGCCGGGTTGACCACGATGACGTTGGGGTTGGTCAGCACGCGCGTTCCTGTCTCTGGGTCCTGCATGCGGGCGAACAGCAGCCAGCTTGACTCGATGTTAGTCCAGTCATTGAGCGCGTTAGACTGCTGGTTGACGAGCGTGCTCTTGCCTATTGTCTGGCTCGCGGAGTACGCGTTGTAGGTCGTGCCGCCGTAATTGAACGCGCTGACACCGCTGCTCTGGCTGGTGACGCCAATGAAGCAGTCGATCACGTCCAGTTCCTTGCGGTAGCCGAGCCATTCGCCAACGCTCGCCGCCATCTCGAGAATGTTTCCGGTCAGGTCGTAGAAAACCGTTTCCTTGTAAACGTCGACGGCGAGCGAGTTCTCGCGTGTGGCGGGCGTGGTCACGTAACGCTCGGCGAACTGGGCTCGGGCGTGCGGCTCGCCGGGAACCCTGCGAATGGCGTGGTCGCCGATGCGTGCCGCGTTGAAGACTTTTTGGCCGTTGAGTTTTGTCGGCATCGCAGGCATGAGGGCCTCGGCCAGAAACATCGGGCTCTGGAAGTTCTCCAGGATTTTCACCTCGATCAGGCCGCCGACCACGGAGGTGAAGGCGTTGATGTCCAGGAAAGCAGTCGGATCGACGCCGACCCCGGTCGCTTCGAGCAGGGCACGCCGGTCGCCAGGATACTGCTGCTCGACGAGCATGCGGTGCTGCAGGGCGCCGGACATGCTTCCCTGGTTGGCGGGATCGAAGAAAAAGCGCCAATTGGCCCCGACGATGGCCTCGGCCAGCTCGGCGACGCTAAACTGCTCGGCCTTGATCTGCCGGTCCCTGAGCATGCGGTTGCCGGCCGGGTCTTTGTGATCGTTGCCGTGATCGTCGCAGAGTCCGAGCCAGTGCCGGCACTCGTTGACGAACTCGATTCGCCCAGCCGCACTGGCCCCGCGGCGTGATTCATAGAGCTGACGTGTTTTGAAAAGATTCATCGAAGCGTCCTTGCTGTAGTGGGTAGTGGTGAGTGGTGAGTGAGTAGTAGGTAATGGCGAGTGAGTAGTGGTGAGGAAAACGCTCTCGCCACGCACCACTCGCCACTACCCACTGCCACTGCTACGCACTGACTGTGCCGTACCACACGGTCCCGTCGCACCAGAAGATGCCGCTCTTGTTCTGGGGCACGACGCCGTTGCCGTTGATTGAGCCGCCGGCCGAGCCCTGGAAGGTGACGCTGTTAGCGCCCGCCGATAGGTTCGTGAAGCGAAATTCCAGCCCAGACGATTGCGCCTCGACCGGGAGCTTTACCGTGCGGGCCGCCGTGGGCACCATCGACAGGATGGGCGTGTACGATGGGTCGAGCGTTTGGTTGCCGTCCGAGAGGGCAGTGACGCCTGTCCCCTGCCTGCCGCCCAAGCCGTAACGATTCAGGTCGCCGAGCGGGTCGCCTTTTCCCCAGAGCCTGCAAAGCACCTGCGTAACGGCGCTCGGTTCCCGGCGAAACACCTGCCCGACCGCCAGGTTGTCGGAGGAAACCTTGACGACCTGCTGATCTTGCAGCGCCGTCGCGCCGCCGTTGCGCACGACGCCGACGAGGTCGCCGACTTCCCAGGTAGCGCTGGCACAATCCGCCAGGTAGAGGCAATTGGATGCTGCCTCGACGTAATCGATGGGCCAGACGCTCGTACTCTGGGCGGTAATGCGCCCGCTGACCGCAACGCCCAGAAAGAGCGGCTTGACGGCAGCCTGATCGAGCACCTGGCTACCCAGGAGCGTCTTGCTCGACAATGGCTGCGCGACGCTGCCGGTCCAGTACAGCAGGTCGCCCGCCTCGATTTGCAGACTGGCGGGCGGGAGGTATTTGCTGAACGTAAATCCGGGAGGGTATTGAAACCGATATCCGCCGGGTGTCAGAGACATGCGAAAACGTCCTTGTTAGGGGAGTGGAGTTTACCTCTCAGGGGTTGTCGTTTTCCTCGATTCTCGTTCCAAGGCTCTGCCTCGAAACGCACCGTCTTGCAGGCTCTGCCTGCCGTGCGCCGTGGATGCTTCGGCGTTCTCACGATGGAAAGCTTGTCCGAGCGGTGCGTTCCAAGGCAAAGCCTTGGAACGAGGTGCGTACTCAGTTCATCAGCCACTGCAGCCGACTCTTGGCGTCTCGGGGAATCGTGGCATGGATTGATTCTTGCAGCGGCTGCGGCGGGCCAAGTTGGCTGCGTGCCTGCCTGGTGGTCCTTGGCCGCCTGCGCAGTTGCTTCAGATAATCGAGGTGGCGTGCAATCCGGTCTTCGTCCTGAATTGCAGTCAGTGTCTCGAGCAGCTCGTCGGTGCATGGGATACTTCGAGTTTCGCAAAGCTGCTGAATCGTCCGGTCGAGCCGCAGGTCGGCCAAATCATCTTCAAGCTCGTACCGGGCCTCGTCCGTGAAGTCGGGGCGGTCTTTGTCGCCTCGATCGGTTCGGTCATCGTCGCGCTCGACGTCGGCCTTGTCGTCGCGCATCTGGCCTTCTTCTTCATCCGCTTCGTCCTCCTCGAGCTGCTTGCACGCTGGCTTGGGATTGAGGAGCTCCATGATCCGGCTCACCTTGTGGTGGCGTTCGTGCGGATCCATGTCCTCCTTGAGGCAAGCCTCAACGGCGTTGAGTAAGTGGTCGTGGTGCGTGGGTGGCTTTTCGCCGTCGTCGCCCTTACTCGCCTTCAGGAGTTTTTTCAGGGAATGGCGTTGCCCGGGCGTGAGCAGCTTCGATTCGAGGATGGTGCGGATGCGTTCGCAACGGGTAGGCATCTTGCTGTCCCAAAGATTTTTCACGGTGGCCGGTTCACTGACCAGGTCGACGGACCGAACCTCAACAATCCGATGGATGACGAACGTGCCATCGACGCTCTCGCCTTCGCCCTTGGCATTGTGCGACATGCCGAAGACACCGAGGCCGCGCTCCACGTCTTCGCAGACGCGCTCCGCCAGCGGATGGGACTTGAAGAAATGCAGGTCGCCATAGACGCCGTCGGGCTCCCAGCGCACGGCCAGCAGCCGGCCGAAGGCATCCTCATCGCCGCGCGGCAAGGCGCGTTTGTCGGGATGATCGAGGAAGACCTTGCAGCCCTCGTAGAGCGGCACAGCGAGCTGTCCTGCTTCGGGTAGGTAGCGCCGGCCGTTGTCCGACTCCCAGCCCAAAACCTTGACGCCGAAGATGATGCCGGTAGCGCGATCGACTTCGAGGGGACCCGGGGCGCGGGTGAAGTCTTCTTGAACGACGTGCGTTTGTCTCAGGAGATCGTCCGTGATCGTCATGGTTCCATTCAAGCCTCGACCGCTCTCGTTTCGCAAGAGGCGGAGGTAAGAAAGTGACAAAAAACTTAGGGCGTCGGCCGGATTACACGCCAGGGGCGGGAAAGACTGACCTTGGTAAGGCACTTTGAGACAGCATTGCACTAACTGCCGCACATTTGCAGCTGTTGCAAAGACCGGTTCGTTGCGCTGGAGACGGCGACGGGTCAGTCAGTGGGGGGACAGGGGGTCGAGCAGCTGGCGAACAATCGTCGATTTTCATTCGGGACTGTCGAGAGCAACCCACCCGTCACATAAATATCTCTCGGCCGGTTGCGCGCTGCCTCAATGACCCTTCAACCAGGCCGCTACTCCTACTCATGGCGTTTATCCAATCGGCGCGACCACTTTTCTCGAAAAATATCACACTACGGCTCTGGCAGAAGTCGTCTTATGCGGGCTAGTTTGGTGGCGAAGAGAACGTACGGCGGCCGGGTGGCCACGAAGGTCCAGCAAGGATGCAACCCGGCCCGCCTTTTCTCACCCGAGAGAAGAACGTCATGGCAGCAGTCAACGGCGACAACGGTGCAACCAACCCCTCGCAAATCGGCATACGCATCGCCATCGGCATCATCACCGGGGCGTTCCTCGCCGGCGGCGGCGGGTTGGTGCACACGGTCCTTGGTCATGCGGAACTGTTAGCCGCCCTCAAGGTGCATATCGAGACCCAAAAGCTGCAGCTTGACCGCATGGACGGCAACATCGACCGCCTCACTAACAAAATCGACAAGCTCCTGGACAACAAGGAAGCACGGTAGGAGAAACCCATGCCAGACGAGCAACCCAAGACAACTGTCTCGACTCCTGATAAAGCCCCGGGGAAGCCCGGCTGGCAGACGACAGAATTCTGGCTGACGCTCTTCGTCGCCATCCCCAACGCGCTGCACACCGCCGGTTTGCTAGGCGCTGCCGATACTGGCTTGCTTTCCGGCAATTTCTCGAAGATTGCCGCAGGCATCGTCGCGGCCATGACTGTGTGGAAATACTGCCACGGCCGAACCAACCTCAAACTCGGCGGCCCCGCGACCGCGACGGGACCGAAATTCCCAGAGACTCCCTGGTGAGCTACCTCGTCGCCTTCACGCTTTTGCTAGCTATTGCGCTGGCACTGGAAGTGGCCCTGGTCATTGAGCGCTTGCAGCCGCGCTGCCGGGCATGTGGCCGGCGCCTGCGGCCAGGCCTCTGGGACGAACCGGCCTGGGTTTGTCGCAGCTGTGGGGCAAAGGACTGATGCACGACGACCTCTCTCCACCGCAATGGAGAAGGGCTGAATCCTGGAACCAATGGGTACTTGGCGATGCGCTACTTCGATCGAACGGGCCGGCCAATCTCCAAGGAGCAATGGGCCGCGAAATTTCGCGATCGCAGGTATGCCGTCGTCTGCCGGACCGACACGCCGGCTGTCTGCATCGTTACCAGCTGGGTCGGCCTCCGCGGCGATACCGAAACGCGCTCGTTGTTGTTCCAGGTGCAACGTCAGCGGAAGCACGTGGGCCGGCCATGGGAGACTCTCAACGAAAGCTGGCACGCCACCGAGAAAGAGGCGCGTGCGGAACACGACCTGTTGGAGAGGGCGACTCTATGAAACACACCGTAGTCTTCCTCGTGCTGTTCGCCTTCCCTGCGCTGGCACCAGCACAGTGTCCGGGCGGGCGCTGTTCACCCTGGGGCCAGCCGCCCTCGGTGCAGTTCGCACCGCCCGCCGTGGGCGAATACGCCCCCTGGGCCCTCGCCCCTCGCCCGTCTTCCCAAAACCCTCATGTCGATCCGCGCTGCATCGCTTGCAGCGTGCGCATCGAGAACTATCGCGGCAATCTCGTGGAATCGGGCAGCGGCACCGTCATTGCCAGGGAAGGGACGTATGGTTGCGTGATCACCTGCAAACATCTCTTCTCGGACGGCGTCGGACAGCTTGTCGTCACCTTTCCGGATGGTCAACGCCTGCAAGCATCGTATCTGGGCAGCGACAGCCAGGCCGACCTCGCCGCTGTAGCCATCCAGGCCGGTGCAAGCACGCCCATGACAAGCGTCGCGGCTAGCCCGATCGCGCGCGGCGAACAGGTGTATCAAGTCGGCTACCCACATGGTCACGGGCCGGTGCCGCGGGCCGGGCAAGCGCTCGGCATCGTCGGTCGAGCCGGCAGCGCCACCGTGCTCGGCCTCAGTTTCCCCGTCCAGCAAGGTGATAGTGGCAGCGGTGTCTTCCGCTCAGCCGACGGCGCTCTCGTCGGCGTGCTCTGGGGCAGCGATGGCCGAACCTCCAGCGTGACCGGCGTTGCCGATATTCAGCGCTTCCTCGATGAGAAATGCTTTCGCTGGTTCCCGCATCTGCGGCGACCTCAGCAACCGTCATCTCCCGTTTCTCCTTCCACTCCTGGGCCGGTGGGACCAACTCCTCCTGTGCTTCCCCCTTCCGGTCCGTCACCAACACCGGCTCAGGAGTTTTCTTCCGCGCTGGCCGCACTGGATAAGGTCAGCAAGCAGCTAGACGCCCTGCAAACGCAGGTGAACGATTTGAAGAATCGCCCCTCAGCCAAGGACGGCAGGGACGGCGTGGTGGGTCCCGCCGGTCCCGCGGGCCCACCCGGTCCTTCCGGCAACCCACCGGACCTGAACCCACTCCTGAAACGCATCGAGGCACTCGAACAACAATCAGCAGCAAACGCGGGCAAGATCCAGCGGATACGGATTGTCCCCGCAACCAATAACCCTTAGCAGAGGAGTTTATTTCCCATGCCCGACACGACGGCAACCGGCGGCGCCACTCCCACGGTCACGGTGAGCGGCAACAACAGCGGGTTCGACCCGCAGATGGTCTTCACCGGCGCCATGGCCCGCCTCAACGAGATCGGCAACCTATCCATTCAGCAAGCCACCGAAAACAGCGGCCGGCTCTCGGCCATGTTCGGCGTGCGTGCCGCACAATCCAATCCTGTGGAAGCCGCGAGCATTCAAACGCTCAAGGCAGCGGGTCAGCCGGAGAATGCCGGCGCCGGCGCCATCTCTTCGTTGGCAAGCGTTTTGTCCATGGCCCTGATGAATCTGGCCCATGTAACGCCGGCAACGCAGACGCCGCCTACCCAGAAGTAGACAAGTCGAAGGCGTGGCCCTGGGTCTCGGTGTCCGGAACCAAAGTTCCCAGCTTCCGGCCCGAGGCTCTGGGGTTCTTCCCGAGTCCCGCGCCTCCTGATCCCCCGACACCGTTCCCATCCTCCCTTGGAGGGCCGCATGGCCGCGCTGAACTTCAAAGAGCGCCTGTTCCTCTGGTTGGCCAACATGGTGCAAACGGAGACCGCGCTCGACAACGCGCTGCAAACCTTTCATCTCGCGTGCGACAAGGAGTTAGCCACCATGGCGGCTTACCGGTCGATGGGCATGGATCCCAATGCCGCTCCCAAGTTCGGTTGGCCGCTCATGGACCGGCAAGGCATTCACATGAACATGATCGACAAGGGCGGCGGCGCAGCCAAGCTCACCCTGGCAGTCGTCCTCGGCGCCGCCCTTGTCGTTGGCGGGACCTGGGCCAGCCTCGCGCTTTACAAGCCCACCTCTGATCTCCGACCCGCCGTTTCCGATTCCCGACCCCCCAGCCCCGAGCCTCGGCCGCCCGCCTCCGACCCCCGAGCCCCGGTGCCCAAGGGCCACGATGTTCTCCTCGAGGAATCCAGCGACGGCGGCAAAACCTGGCACGAAATCCAACGGGAGCACATCCAACCATGAACCAACGCGGCAACCTGATTACCTGGCTTGTCATCCTCTCGTTCACGGTCGTCATGATCGCCTACGACGTCCTCGCCTACGCTCTGTGGGGCGTGGACGCGACGATCAGCCGGCGCGTATTGTTCGCCTCCCAGGGAACACCGCTCATTGCCTTTGCCGTGGGCGTTCTGTGCGGTCATCTGTTTTGGCCGCAGCGACCCAGCAGCAAGGAGTAACCATCCATGAGTGAGATTACCTCCACCGTTTCCATCGGCACTCAGCAATACGACCTGTTCGATCCGCCCGTCTCGACTTCCCCGGCAAAACCCAGCGCCGGCACGCAGTCGGTTGCTGACATCGCGCCGGTGGTCAAGTCTGCGGACTTCACGTTTGCCGGCGGCCAGCTGCTGCCCAAGCTGGCGACCGAAGGCAACCCCTACGGCGGTCTGGCTTACGACCCGACCTCGAACACTCTGTTCACGATTGGCCGCCTCGGCAACAACATCCTCCAGGTTAGCAACGTCCTCGCGGCCGGGAGCGACCCACTCAAGTTTCCCCGTGCTGCCCTGGTCAAGAACTATGGCACCGCAATCTATGGCGGTCTGCGCACCGTCAATCCCAATAACGGGACGCCGACTACAGAAGGACTATTCTGGGATAGCGGCACGCTCTACGCCCTCTATGGCGGCAACTACGCCGTGTCGCCCAAGGCCGACCCTTGCCTCGTCGCGATCGATTTTATGGGCAGCGGCCAAAGCGCGCGCGGGCCTTACAGCCTGGATGTCAGCTCGCAACTGGGGCGCGAATGGGCCTACAAGCTGCCCGCCTGGTTCGCCCAGAAATACACTTCAGGTCGCACACTCTGCCTTGGCGCCGGCGTGACCTCTGGGGCGAGCCATTGCAGCTTCGGGCCTAATGCGCTTGCCGTCGATACTCCGGCAACCGCGATGTCGCTAACGCTCACCTCCAAGACGCTTCTCGACTACCCTGAGTCCTCGACCGATCGCACCAATCCCTACGGCACCCGGCTGCCGCGGCCGGGAGACTACACGATTTACAGCGGGACTCCCGGACAGATCTTTTATCCCTGCCCTGCCGGCACACATCAATTTGGTCCTGTGGCTGCGGATGGCGTCGGCGTTTGGGGCTCAGCGGATTATGCGCGCGCCGGCTGCTTTATCGATTTGCCGGACAAGCAAGGTTTGCTTGTCTTCGCCAGCCAGGGCTACGGCGCTTTTTGGTACGGCAACGGCAA